TGGGATTTATAATGAAAATACGGGGAATATTATGCCAATTGATGGCGGTGCGGGTGATGACAGTGACGACGACGATAGTGACGATGATAACGACTTGTATTTTTGGGAAGATTATGAAGGGGAGAGAAGGGAGCGAGGGGAGGATGGGGAAGAAACGGATGATAATATGGATATGCGCGAATTGGCGAGAGTTGGATAATTTGTAATTTGTAATTTGTAATTTGTAATTTGTAATTTGTAATTATAACTTTTTTTTGCAATTTTATATGAAATTTTTATTATTTTGTTTTAATATAATTACAATGGAAGAAATATTCACAAATGTTTATGAAAATAAAAAATGGGGGGATAATAACAACAATAATTACACTGGAAGTAGTGGTAGTGGTAGTGATGTCGATTACAACAAAGATACATATGTTCCTTTTTTGAAAAAATTTATAACCGATAATAAAATTAAAAATGTTGCTGATTTAGGATGTGGTGATTTTAGGTGTGGTCCTTTAATTTATCATGATTTAGATGTATCATATACTGGTTACGATGCATATAAAAATGTAGTAGAATATAATTCAACACAACACACTTTACCCAAATATTCATTTATTCATTTAGATTTTTGTAATAATAAAGAAAATATTATTAATGGGGAACTATGTATTTTAAAAGATGTTATACAACATTGGAGTCTAGATAATATATACAATTTTTTGGATTATTTAGTAGAACATAAAAAATTTAAATATATATTGATTTGTAATTGCTGTTATCAAGTGGAAGATGATACTGATATTCAAATAGGGGATTTTAGATGTTTAAGCTCTGATTATTTACCGTTGAAAAAATATAGCGCAAAAAAATTATATAATTATCATAGTAAAGAAATTTCAGTTATTTCATGTAATTTGTAAAAACTTTTTGTTGGGGATAGGGATATGGATAGGGATAGGGTTAATTTTTCATGTATATAAAATAAGGAGCTAAGTATATGCTTAAAATTAATAATATTATGTTTGTGTCAAAACTTCTTGTGTTTAAAAACGCGGACAAAACTACTGCAAATATCACGAGGAAACTATCGCCTAACAACGCATATGCACCAACTTCTTTTGAATAACCCTTGAAAAAGTCCAACATGTCATTGGATCCTCTAGGTATTAAAGTGAATAATATGAAAAATAAGAAGTCGAAAAATATTTGGATTGCTACGCATAATAGTGCAAATGCTGTGAGACCTATTTTTATTTTTGATGTATGCACCAAAAACCTGGCTAATAAAATATATAAAACACCGATTAATATATCTGCTATCATTGCTGATAGTCTATATTTTTTATACCAGCCTTCTAAAGAGGGGCTTTTATAGTATATGCGTGAAAAAGTTATAAAAATAATAAATAAATCCGCATAGATGTTGGCTGTGATTATGGGGACGTATTCGAATTTATTTGCATAGTTTATTGTCGGGGTTATGTTGGTGGTTTTTTCTATTATGAATGTAATGAAAAAAGCGAATGCAACAAATAGTAGTTCGTACATATAGTATAGTACTATAAAAGAATAGTTGTTGAAGTTTTGGGGAGATAGTTGGAGAGAAAATAGAGTGGGGGGTTGTTGTCTGTTGTCTGTACTCTGTACTCTGTAACCCGCCAACCACCCGACACTTACAACCCGCTTACAGCCAATATAGAGTGTAATGGGTGCTACCACTATCAACAAGACCAATATTCGACAATTACCCCATTCACAGGAATCGGGAAATGGGTGAGGAAACGGGAAATGAGTGAGGAAACGGGAAATGGGTTACAGCAAAAAAAACATACATTAAATTACAATATATAAAACTATCTAAAAACTATCTAATTATTTATTCGTCATATTCCTCTTCTTCGCACTCACCTTCTTCGACAAGTTTAATATCTTGGCTTTGCTCGTCCCAAAATCCAACTAGATCTTGCTCCATGTTGTAGATGTGACCGTTTTCATGCCAGTTATCACCATTGCGAGTTCTTAAATAACTAACACCTTTGTGCTCGAATTTCTTTACCTTGAAGACTTCTTGCTCTGGTTCAGATTCGTTATCAGAAACAACTGGGGTTGATTCGACTGAAGCTGGTGTCTTTTTTTCAGCTTTGGTCTTTGGTTTCTTGGCTTTCTTTTCGGCTTCCTTTAAAGCCTTTTCTTGAGCTTTCTTGGCTTCCTTGTCGGCCTTTTCTTGAGCTTTCTTGGCTTCCTTATCAGCCTTTTCTTGAGCTTTCTTGGCTTCCTTTTCGGCTTCCTTTTGGGCTTTTTCTTGAGCTTTCTTGGCTTCCTTGGCTTCTTTCTCCTCCTCAGTGAGGACCTTTGTCTTCTTTACCTTTTTAGGTTCGACAGGAGTTTCGACAGGAGATTCGACATGTTCTTCTTCTGGTGCAACATCATCATTTGATACAATGTCTGCGAACATATCTACGACTTGTGATTCCTCGACTACTTTGACAGTCTTGGCTGGTCTTCCTCTCTTCTTTTTCTCTCCGTCTTCAGGATTAGAAGCAACTGACTTACGCTTTCTTGGCTCCTTAGCCTTCTTCTCTTTCTTTGGTTTTTCATTATTTAAAATGCGAGTAATTGCCTCTTCGCCGTCAAAACCATATAAATTACCACATAATACGATTAATTTTTTTGTTTTTTTTGTCATTTTTAATTCTTTTTTTGTTTTTGGTTGAGTTTCTGGTTGATTTTCAACGACGACATCCATTGATTTTTGATCAACGAAAGGAACGACGGATTCAACAGCGAAAACTTGGTTTTGGGTTTCGAATTGAGCTGACATATTTAATATTGAAATATTGGATATTTGAATATTAGAAATAGTTGAAATCTTAATTGAAATTGACTTGAAATTGCTTACTTAAAATTATTTGGACGCTTAACTGATTGTTGTTTAATGATTCTTCCATATTGAAAAAATTTAATTTCAATTTTTTTTTTCGATTATGGATTTTTTAATTTACTTAAATTTTTTTCATTTTTGACCGTTTTTTGGGTAATCACTTAAATTTTTTGCAAAATAACCTTCCAAAGCCAGGAAGGTTCTTTATTTCAGTTCCTGGCTTTGGAAGGTTATTTTGCAAAAAATTTAAGTGATCATTGGAAATCGCTAAAAATGAAAAAAAATTGAAATTTTTTCTCATTGTTGATGGTGTCAATTATTATATATACCAATTTAAGACAACTTTAACAATGACAACCAGAACACCAGCACCAAAAAGAAGCAGAAGATCTGCAAAAGAGCGCGAGATATTGCATCGTGAGTTTATGGAAGAGATATACGACCCTCCAGGCCCAAAGAACCACAACCCAAAAACAGAAACAGAAAAAAGACAATTCATTACCGAAGTCATGATGAAACTATTATCACCCAGAAATAAAAGTAGAGGGTGGGACCAGGTATTCACTAAGGAAGAGACACCTAAGGTAATAGTTTGGCTACACAAAAAAGAAAAAGATTTTGTTACAGAAGACGATCTCATGTACTTCCGTTTGGCTAACAACGGACATTGTGGTATTCTTTGCCTTAAAGCCCATATATTAGGTGACTTTTCATTTGACAACAACTTCAACACTATATAAAAATGCAACTAGTATCAAAAACATTTATATCCTGTAATTTTAACTAACTGCTTTTTTTTTGATTGGGTGGTGCGCGGAATGTTCCAGGAATGTTCTTTCGCTTAAAAATTTAAGCAGTCGCCAGAAACGGGCGAAAATAAAAAAAAATGAAATGAATTTTCTGATTGTTGCTAGTGTCAATCAAAATATATCCGTTACCATGTCTATCACTGTTGATGCCCAAAATGTTGTTCAAATGTCATGCCAAGCAGAGGGTTGCAAATGTGTTCCTATCGCTAGTAAAGGACTTCCTGTCTCCATTAAACTAGCCATTGACAATACTATGCATGATGGTCGATCATTTGTCGTTCTACCAGTATATGTAATTGATGGCATAAAAGTCAGTTGTGAGCTCGTAGTCAATGAAAACGGCATGTCGTTGATTATAAACACCTATAAAATGTTGATGTACGATACATCACCAGAGGACAAAGCATTCGTTGTACGCCAGTTATTATTTCGAAAAACCTACATTAAAAAACTAACCAAATATACGTTGAAAGACTATGAAACCGTTATTAAACATATGAATAATGATATCAAGGAAATGAAATTTGATCTATTAAACGGTGTCTTTGTGACTCCGCAAATTAAACATCCGAGTGAAGTTCCTCATGTTCGTAGTAACATGGAGTTACTGAATAGCGTTCCATGCGACGAGAAACACCCAGAAGAATGCTCTGTTTGTTTAGAGGTTACCAAAACGACTACACCATGTGGTCATAAACTATGCGTTTCATGTTGGAGTCACACCAGACCTAACGGACGCGAATTACCGTGCCCTATTTGCAGAGCGGATTTATTCCAATCCAAAGTCATTGGTATTATTGATAGTAGGGTTCAAGATGATGTCGATGATGATGAGGATAGTGATGAAAGTGATGATGAAGAGGATGATCCATATGATTTCACTATTGATGAAGTTATTGCAATGACTTTAGACTTAGATTGAACTTGTTTTGTATTTGTATTTGTAATTTATTAAATAAATGTATGTAAGTACTCTTTTTTGTTACCAAAATATATTCTTAGTCTAGAGAGAAATATTACAACTGTGAATAATGTTCCCATAAATAAAACCAATTATAATCATCGTTACTATGATTATTACATGAAATACAATTAAATAATTCACGATTTTCATTATAAATTGAACTTATTGTTTGCTGATCACATCCTATAAAAATACCTGCTTGAATATGATCATATAACTTTTTATAAAATAATTCATAAAGTAACATTATTACATCTTTATGACCACCAAATAACGCACCCGAAAAATGCCTTTCACCTATAAATATTTTTTGTTCAGCATTTTCTATCGGCTCTAATAATACTATATCTATTTTGGTTTTTGAAATCTTTTCATAAATAGGATAATTATTTATTATTTGATTCATTAAAGATGTGTCATAAGATTGCATTCTCAAAGATCCTATATCCGCCCAAATAAACTTATCTGAAAAAAATGGGTTCAATTCCATTACTTCACTCAAAAAAAATATCTTTGAATTCCATATAACATAACAATCACTTGTTCTACCTGTATCCTTTTGATTATCCATTTGATATTGAACTGCCCATAAATCTTTGTATAATTTATATATTGGCAAATCTTCTAATTCTATTGTTTTTATTATTGTTTTATCTATAAATCGCATACGTTTTTCTGCAATATATTCTACCAAGTCAGGAGAAGTAAAAATCACTAAATTACATGAAACATTTGACAAAAAATTTGTCATCCATCTATCATAATTATCATGTGAATGCTTTGAATTTATTTTATAATAACATGTTACTACTGTTACTGACATTTATATAATATACAACAAATTTTAATATTTATATAATTAATATATAAATATTTTTATATATTATTTTATTATATGAAATTTTGTCTAATTGGTCCTGGTCAATATCCTATACCACCTAATGGCTGGGGAGCTGTTGAAAGTATCGTTTGGGATTATTATATTGAACTTCAAAAAAAAGGACATATTGTTATTATTATCAATGAAATTCAATGTAATGATATTATTCAAAAAACTAACGCTGAAAAACCTGATGTAGTATATATTATGTATGATGATCATATCATTGTTGTACCTCATATACAATGCTCTCGTATTTTTTATATGTCTCATTTTGCTTATATCACTGAACCTGGGTTTGAAGAAAAGAGATCATGTTATTTTAACAATATATTCAAAAAAGTTATTGAATATCAACAATATATTACTTTAAATGCTATTAGTGGCCCTGTTTTGGATGTATATAAAAAACATGGATTTAATGGAAAATATAACATTATTCACAATGGAGCTAGATCTGATATGTTTCTTTATAATGAAATACCTGAATACAGTGAAAAAAGTATATATTTAGCCAAAATTGAAGATAGAAAATCACAATGGAAATATCAGTCTATTGATAGTATTCATTTTGCAGGTAATTATCATAATTCTTCCTTCAATACAAATAATACTAATTATTTGGGAGAATGGAGTAAAACTACATTATATGAAAATCTAACCAAATATGCGAATTTAATTTTATTAAGTGACGGTGAAGCGGATCCGTTGGTTGTAAAAGAAGCACTTATTGCTGGGTTAGGGGTTGTTATATCTCAATGTGCATCTGCTAATCTTGATTTATCTAAACCATTTATTACTGTGATACCTAATGATAAATTAGATGATATATCGTTTATCGAACAACAAATCATTCATAATCGAAAAATATCGATTTCTATGCGGTCACAAATTAGAGAATATGCTCTTCGTAAATTCTCTTGGTCTTCTGTTATTGATTCATTTTTACAAAATATTCCTTTACGAATTGCACTAGTTGGACCTGGAATTATGCCTATACCACCACCTGGTTGGGGCGCTGTTGAAATATTGATTTGGGATTATTATAAACAGCTTGAAGCATTTGGACATAAAGTAGATATTATTAATACTCCTAACATGGATGAAATAGTACAAACTGTTAATGATGGCGGATTCGACTTTGCGCATATTCATTATGATGTATTTTGGCCTGTTTTGGATAAATTAAATTGTTCTAAGATTGCTATTACCAGTCATTATCCTTATATTTGTGATCCTGAAAAATATAATAATGACGGATATTCTGCCATTTTTCAATCAATTTGTAATAATTCCAAACATTATATATTTGCATTATCCAAAAAAGATTATGATGTGTTTCATAGCAATTGTCTCGATAAATCCAGGATATTTTTAATGTTAAATGGTGCTAATTCACAAGAAATACAGCCTATTCATAATGGAGAATTCATAGATAAAAGTATATACATTGGCAAAGTTGAACCTAGAAAACAGCAACATAAATATTGTAATATTCAAAATATACATTTTTACGGAAAATGTGAAGATGATTCTTTTAGAGAGAAAGAGTGTTATAAAGGAGAATTACCTCATGATCAATTAATGAAAATATTAGTTAATTATGGTAATCTTGTTTTATTAAGTACTGGAGAATCGGATCCATTGGTTATCAAAGAAGCTTTAATGGCTGGATTACCTATTGTTACTAATCAATACAGTAGTAACGATTTAGATTTATCATTACCATTTATCGATATTATACCTGATGACAAATTAGATGATTTTAATTATATTGAAAATGTTATCAATGAAAATAGATCTAAACAAATTTATAAAGATGCTATACGTGAATATGCTTTGAGAGAATTCTCATGGGAAGGCCTTGTTAAAAAATATAGTAATACTATTACTTTATTATAATATCAGCGCATATACTGGACACACTATATACACTTACAGTAGAGATGGAGTGTCAGGATGGCGCGCCTGGGATGCCGGGGTTGGGTTCTGTGACTTAGTAGGAACACCTATACAAATGCTGTCAATAATAAGAATCGGGAAATGGGTAATGAAACGAGAAATCGGTTACAAAAAAATAAGGTGTTATACATTTTATTTTTATGATGCGGAGAGAAAGCGGGGGAATGTTCCAAGAATGTTCTTTTCATTCCTCTTTCTCTACCATCACTTCTTTTGTTACTTTTTTTATGATTTTTTCTTTGTTTTTATCTGCTACATCCATACCACCTCCCATGGATTCCATGATGATTTTGTTGTATTCATCTGATTTTTTTGATTCTGGGTTCATACATTCTGGGTATTTACTCTGATATTCCGGTAATAATTTCATGTTCTTTGAAACTACATTGCTTATTACTTGCCGTATATGTTTTTTATTTTCTTCTTCTTTCTGCCATTCATCGTGTTCTTTTACATACACTGTTTCTCTCTTCTTATCTGTACAATGCAATGGACGTTGCGTAACTTCCAATGCATTCAGGTTTTTTATAATAATATTGGAAACACCTTCGACATAACCTAGCTTTCCTATGTTCTCCAAATCTGATAGTTGGAGAGAAATATTCTCGATAAACTCGGAAATATTCATTGCATTTTTGCATGTTTCATTCAGAAAAAAATGCAGATTGAATGTCTTGTTATGACTGTGATTGTGACTGTTATTTATTGATCCTGGTTGCAAATTTTTACAAATCTCCAATATCTGTTTATGTAATTCTAAATTTTGTTTCTGTAATTCTAAATTATGTTTTTGCATTTCAATGTTATTTATTTCCGATTTGTTTATGTTATCACATTTTTTTTTATGTTTCCATAAACCTGATCTATCTGTGTATTCTTTGTCACAATTTTCACAACAATAAATTACATTTTTTGCCAGTTTCTGCCAGTTTTTGCTAGTTTCTGCTGAATTCTGGCATATATTTATTGTATTATGTTTTATCGTTTGCAAATGTAATTCCCAATTGTATTTTTTACGGCATTTATAGTCACACTTTTCACAATGATATTTTGGCGACATTAAATTGCCAGAAACTGTTGCCTGTTTGTTTCCTAAAGTTGCCATATAGTCTCTTCAGAGAAAAAAATTGAGATTTGACTTTTTATTTTATCGTAACAAAATCAAAATTATTATTTTTGGGACGACATCATAAAAAATTTTAATGCTCACAATATTGTTTTTCACAAAAAGTTTTCTAGAAAACACAAATTGGACATTTATAAATGTCCTTTTTTCAAATTCCAAAAAACTTTTGCCAAATTTATTTCACTTTTTTATATAATAAATTGGATATTTAACTTAAAGAAAAATAATAAATATTTGATATATTTTGAGAGAACACATGGCTGTCATTGATACCCTATCATCTCACCATATTTGCGCATATACTCGACACACTATATCTACTTTACAGTAAGGATTTTGTGTCTGGATGGCGCGCACTTGATGCCGGGGTGTTGGGTTCTGGTTGGTTCTGTGACTTAGTAGGAACACTCTTATTATGCTATCAATAATAAGAATCGGGAAATGGGTGATGAAACGGAATATCGGTTACGATTTTTATATTGGGGGATATTGTTTTTTTATTGGTCTTGGAGAGAAAAAACTATTATATATTTGGGTTATATTGTTATTGTTTATGGTAACAGAATCATAAACAATATTAGACACCTTTTTGCACTTTGGATTTGATATACTGAGAGAAACTACATCAGCATTCCCAAATTCACCTTTCTATTTATTGGCTTTTGCATTTGCTTTGATTTTAATAATATTTGATATTTATCTTTTTTCACCAACTCTTCATGAATTATCTTTTCTTTTATTTCTTCACCACGTTTTATCTTTTCTATTATTTCTAAACGCTTTGTTGAACAATATTTGCATGTACAACCCAAATCTATATAATGATGCTTTTGGATTTCGTTTTGTGTCAAATTCTCTATGCTTATCTTTTTATAAAAATCATATTCTTTTATTGACCACGTTTCACATTTATCACAAACTCTTTTTAACCATTCTTTTAAATATTCTTCTCTCTCTTCTTCTGAGTAATAAAAGGATAAATATTCATCTTCTACTATCGATTGGTAATGGTTTAACGGCAGTTTGTATTCCGATTTGAATCTTTTATATAAATCTCCTATTTCTTTATTCACTGTTTCATAATCTCTAACTATGTAAATCTTTCTATTCATGATTGATGATAACATTTGACTCCATTCTAATGAATCCTTTAAACGCAGTTTTATGTATGTTATGTTGTTTAATGCTTGGATTTGATATTTTTTTTTCGTATCAAAACTTTCTATTACTGGAATATCATATTTATCTATGTAATGATCTCCTTTACCTATATGATTAAATATATCGTTGAAACGTTTTATTATTCTATGTAAGTTGTAATTATTCACATCTTCTGGTTTATTATTAAAATGTAAATCGCATAATTTTTCAAAGTATTCTGACATTTTTCTCTCTATTGGGCTTCTGTAAATATCGATTACATATACTTTTTTCGATTTACTATTGTATTCTATTAATCCTGAGATTGAAACCGAATCATCGCTTTGGGTTAATATTCTTAGCATTGCGTCATCATGTAAATGGATCACGTTACAATTATCACTGCATGACAGTCTCAATGACGAAACTAAACTTGTTGAACCTACTTTTGGACCACAGTATATTATTATTAAATCTTTCAAATTATTTATATTCAATCTATTGTTTAATTCTAAATAATCCATTTTTAATAATAATATTTTATTTTATATTATTTATAACTTATATTTACACTACACTACAACTACACTAACGCTTATTTGCGCATTCTGCGTGACATTCTTCTTGATCTTCTTGACTTTCTTGATTTACGCATTGATTTTCTCATTCTACGAGATCTACGACGACCACCTTGTTGTTTTTGAGATTGACTTTGACTTTGACTTTGACTTTGCATTCCTGGCATTTTTATATATTATTACAATATTTTATTTTTTTATTTCTCTT